ACATCTGATGTAGAATATGCGCACACGACCCGGCGCGAGAGCGCAGCATCGAGGGACGGGCCTCGGCAGAAATGCCGGGGCTTTTTGTTTTGGGTGCGGACATGAAATCGAAGTTGCGGGCAGTTGTCATCCTGGTCGGTCTTATCGCACTAATCGGCGCGCTGGTCGGCAGTGTCATTTTGGCCTACCGCACTGGAGCGGGCATCGCCGAGCAGGAATTGCGACAGATCACGGAACGAGCAGAGCGCGACATCCTCGCACTGATGGCCGAGGCGCGCGACGAATACTATCGGGGCGTGTACGACGCCTGCCGCTATACCCGTGCGCCGACCGCCGTTTGCCTGAACTTCATCGCCGCCGCCGCGCAGAGTGGCTGGTATGAGCAAGCATCGCCAAGCTACGAATCGCCGCCGCCGCGAGAGCAGACCGCCTCGCCCTGACGCGCCGCCCGTCACATGGCGCTGGGCCGATGTGATGGGCGAGATCGATGATGGTTGGCGGCGGCTGGCGCTGTCGATCGTGAAGCGTGCCATCGAAGATCGGCGGCGCGGCTCGGCGCCCGATCTCGATCTGTTCTTCGATTCGGAGTGGTTCGGCCAGTTGTGCTATTTCGGCGGATGGGACGCGCGGCAGATACTTGAACTGATGGCGTAATAACCCTGTGTGTAGAAGACGGGATCGACAACCCCATGCGAATATGCGGAGCAAAGACGAAATCGGGCCGACCCTGTTTGGGCAAAGCCATGCGAAACGGCAGATGTAGACTGCATGGGGGTGCAACGCCGCGCGGTCCGGACTCCCCGCATTTCAAGCATGGACGCTACGCCTATGCATTCAAGGGCGAACTGCTCGAAAGGTTCAAGCGCGCAGCTATAGATAATCGGCCTCTTGATCTTCTCCCGGAACTGGCTGTACAGCGTGCACTTTTTGAGACATACATTGGGCGGTTTGAGCCGGGTGTTGCATTGTCTGGCGATGACATCCATAACATGATGGCATACGCAGACTCGATTGGACGCATGGCAGAGCGCATCACTAAGGCACGCAATGATACGGCCCTGACTATCGCCGAGATTACATTCCTGAGAGCAGGCATCGCGGATTTGCTGAATGAATTCATACCCGACAATGACCAGCGACGGGCTTTTATCGCCCGCCTCTCTGAATACATTCCTGCGCGACTTGGAGCGACAAGCGACGCCGGTTAAACAGTCTATCCGACTGACCGAACCGTATCGCCGGGATATTGTCGCTTTCGTCCACGACATCCTGGGCGTCGCGGAGATCCGCCCGTACCAGGAGCAGGCGCTATCGGCGTTGCTGGAGCATCGGCGCGTCTGCATGCGCGGGCCGCATGGCATCGGCAAGACGGCGCTGGAGGCGTGGGCCGTGCTGTGGGCGCTGGCCGTGCACGAGGAGATCAAGGCCCCGACGACGGCGAGCGCGTGGCGGCAGCTCACGGAATATCTCTGGCCCGAGATACACAAATGGTCGTCGCGCGCAAAATGGGATCGCATTGGCCTGCGCGTGCGCCCGGAGCGCGAGCTGCTCAAGCGCCGCCTACAGCTGGGCGACAACCGCTTCGCGTTTGCGCTGGCGTCCAGCGACGAGGCCAAAATCGAGGGCGCGCACAGCGCGGTCGTGTTCTACGGGTTTGACGAGGCCAAGACGATTCAAGCGGAGATATGGGACGCCGCCGAGGGCGCGTTCTCCACGGGCGAGGGATACGCGCTGGCGATCAGCACGCCGGGCGAGCCGGCTGGCCGCTTCTACGACATCCAGACGAACCGGCGCTCCTATCCGCACTGGCACATCATCCGAGTTACCGAGGCGGAGGCGCGGCGAGTCGTGCCGGGCTTCGCGCAATGGGCCGATCTCATGGCCGTCCAATGGGGCGAGCAGTCGGCGGTCTACCAGAATCGCGTCGCGGGCGAGTTCGCGCAGTCCGAGACGGACACCGTGATCCCGCTGGCCTGGGTCGAGGCGGCGATGGACAGGTGGACGCCGGACGGCAGGCCGGGCGACATGCCGACGACGTTCGGCGCGGACATCGCCCGCACGGGCGAGAACAAGACGGTCTTCGCGCCGCGCACGGGCAACTGGTTCGCGCCGCTCATCAGGCATAGCAAACGCGACACGATGGAGACGGCGGGCTTCCTGGCCTCGGAAATGATCAGCGTGGATTGGGCCAACATAGACGTGATCGGCATCGGCGCCGGTGTGTTCGACCGCCTGCGCGAGTTGGGCCTGAATGTGCGCCCGATCAATGTCGGCGAGACGACGGGGCTGCGCGACAAGACGGGCCGCTTCGGATTCGTCAACCTGCGCTCGGCTCTGCTGTGGGGCTTGCGCGAGCGTCTCGATCCGGAATCGGGCGACGACATCGCCCTGCCGCCAGACGACGATCTGCTGGCCGACCTGACCGCACCGAAGTGGACATTGACGAGCGCAGGCAAGATCAAGGTCGAGAGCAAGGACGAAATCGTCAAGCGGCTGGGGCGCAGCCCGGACAGCGGAGATGCCGTGATGCTGGCCTACGCCGCGCCGGAATCTGTGCCGGGCGCTGCCCGCGAGGCGAACCCGAAGGCGCGCTCGAAGTTCGTGCGCGGCGATTTGCAGGGCGGGCGCTTCGGGCGCGACCGGCCGGCGGGACACCATAGGCGGTAGACACAATGACAGACCACAAGGCTCGAAACGCGCAAATCCTAGACGCGCTCAAGGGCGAATCCGCGCAGGCCGTCGCTGATCGCTTCGGCCTGTCGCGCTCCTATATCTACCGGCTACGCTCCGACATGCGGCGCAATGGCCATGGTGACGGCGAGACGTTCCAGGCGAACGCGCGCCCGACCGGGCCGACATTCCGCGAGATCGGCACGAGCGGCCTGCGGCAGTTCGCGGGCAATGTGGATGAGGACTATGATCGCGTCTTCAAGCCGCTCTACCGCAAAATACAACTCTACCGTGAGATGGGCGACGACCCCATCGCCGCCGCCGTGCTCATGGCGACGAAAATGACGATCCGGCGCCTGTCGTGGAGCGTGGAGCCTGCCGGTGAGACGCGCGCAGATGAGCAGGCCGCTGAGTTCCTGGATGGCTGCATGAACGACATGAGCCATTCGTGGAACGACGCCATTGACTGGGCGCTGGATATGCTCCAATATGGGTTCGTGCCGATGGAGCTTGTCTACAAGCGCCGCCTGGGCGACGCGCGCGATCCGGCCAGCAACCACGACGACGGCAAGATCGGCTGGCGCAAATGGATCTATATCGGCCAGGACACATTGGCGCAGAACGAGCCGTGGCTATTCGACGAGCATGGCGGCATCCAGGGCTTTCGGCAGCAGGACCCGAATATGGGCACGCCGTCCATCGAAATCCCCGTCGAAAAGACGCTCCTGTTCCGCACGACCGCGCGCAAGAACGACCCCGAGGGGCGTGCCATCCTGCGCGCCATGTATCCCGCGTGGTACATGAAGAAGAACCTGGAGGAGATCGAGGCCATCAGCGCGGAGCGATTTGGAAGCGGCCTGCCAGTCATATATCTCGGCTCGGACACATCGCGCACGGACGACGCCGATTCCGACTTGACTGCGTACAAGAGCATCGTGCGCAACATCCGCGTGGACGAGCAGATGGGCGTCGTCAATCCCTACGCCAAGATGGGCGCGGGCGCGCTGGAGGGGCAGGGCGTGCTCGTCGAGCTTCTGACGCCCAGCGGCGGGCGGCCTGTCGTCCTCGACACGACCATCCAGCGGTACGAGAAGCGCATGGCGATGGTCGGCCTCGCGCAGTTCATCCACCTCGGCATGGACAAGGTCGGTACGCAGGCGCTGGCCGGCGAGACGGTGGACTTCTTCACGCTGGCCGTGGCTGCCTGGGCCGATCTGATCGAGGAGACGATCCACCGCTTCGGCACGGAGCGGCTATTCCGCCTGAATCATTTCCCCGGCCTAACGAGCAAGCCGCGCATCGCGCATTCTCCGGTATTCAAGCAATCGCTGATCGACGTGGCGACGTTCGTCGAGAAGATGACCGGCGTCGGATTGCTGACGCCCGATCCTGAGCTTGAGGCGCATATCCGCGAACTGGGCGATCTGCCAGAGAAGCCGATTGAGGTCATCCAGCAGCAGCAGGAAGAGACCGAATTGCGCCGGGAGCAGATGCGCAAGATGCTCGAGGCGGGAAAGAAAGAGGAGGGCGGGGAAACCGAGAAGGAAGAGACCGAGGCCGAGGACGAATCGCCGCAGAAGCCGGGCGCGGCGGGCGCGGAAGAGGCGACAGAGATATTCCAGTCCGACCTGCGCGGCGGCGGACCCGGACGCCGCCCGAAGGCCATCGTCCACGTCAACGCCTACCAGCGCGAGCTTGAAGACACCTACGCCGACTGGTCGGACGATCTGGCGCGCGACCTGGCCGCCGCCGAAGACGACGACCGCCGCGAGGAAATCCTGGCCGCCGCGCTCGCCGCGCTCCTATTGCGTCTGCGACAGGAAGGCCGTGAGAGCATGGCCAAATGGTTGTCCAGCGTCGAGCCGACGCCCGAAGTGCTCCAGGCGCTGGCCGATGCCGTCGCGGAGAATGATCGCCTGTTGGAGCAGAACCTGCTGCCCGCCATCGAGCGCAAGATGCGCGGCGGATTGCAGGACGAGGACATCCTCAAGGCGCTCGCGTTGGGCACGGGCGCGGCGGCATTGGCCGGCCTGCTCACCACGGGGCGGGCGCGCGTGGCGCTGTACGCCGGCGGGCTGTGGTCGTTCATGCAGCACGCCATCGGCCTGGGCGCGCCAGACCGCGTGTATTGGCATCTCGATCCGCTGGCTCATCATTGCGCCAGTTGCTTGGCATTCGGAAACAAAGAATATGAGTCGTTCGACGCCATGCTGCGCGAGACCGGCGGCGTATGGCCGTCGCATGGCGTCGATTGCGACGGGAATTGCAGATGTAGCCTGGAGGCGGTGAGGGAAGGACTCAGTGATCCAAAAGTGGGCGAGATATTCTATGGTTCTGCTCAACCGCGTGACAGAACGGGCAAATGGACAGGCGGAATAGGCGGCGGAGCCGCAGGTAGGGGCGAGGCGGGTGATATTTCTATCGAACGAGTTGCACCAGGCAAAACACCGAAATCAGTGACCGATGACATTAAGACGTGGGACGGAGACAGGCGCGACGTGGCCCTAGGCACTATTACTTCACGAAGCGGGAATGATATTCTGTTGGTCAAGGATGGCAAGGAACTTGTCGGCGTTGTCGGCATGCGACCAGACAGGCTGATTTTCCCGCCTCAAGGAGTCCCCAAAGGAAAATATGATTACATTGATGGCATTGCCACGAAGCGGGCAGGATATGGCAGGCAGACCATGAATGTTGCTATCTCACACGCCAATGGTCGTGGTCGGGGTTTGTTGCTCACAGCCAATGTCGGACCCGTGGAATTCTACAAGAAGCTTGGAATGCATCAATTAAAATCCGATAAGAGGTCATTTTATTGGACGCCGAAAGAGGTATCCATGCGGGCCGGCAAATAGGCATCCTGCCTATCAATGCTTATTATGGCCCATGTGTCTCCATCGTCCGCACGCTGCGCGACGGGACGGTGACGCACGAATGGCTGCCGCTGTTCCTGGCCGAGCAGGTCGTGGCGATGATCCCGTTCGACGAGCCGCTGGTGGCGTCGGCGAGGATTGCATACTCAGGGCTATCGCACCATGTCTGACGTGTTCCGCAAGGCCGCCCAACGAATCGAGAACAGCCCGTTCATCATTCCGATCTTCGGGGTCTTCGCGATCATGCTGGTGGTGGG